TTACTTGTGCTTGTGCTTCGGTAGCGAATCTGTTGTTGCGTCCGCCTGATTCAGTAGTAGTTGTCATTGTATCGTAAATAAAAGAGTGCGATTTGTGGCAGGGACGATACGTTTCGGGCTGCCACGTAACACTATGCATTCACATCATTAGGTATATGCCTTTTAGCTTTTTTAAAGGGTGATTTATATGGCTCATATGGAGAGCTTGGTTTCTGTTTCTTTTGTAATTCCTTTAACTCATCTTTAGTTAAAGGTTTGTTAAGATCTTTACCCATTATCATTAGCCTCCGTCTTAGGATCATAAGGTATGACAGGTATCCTACGTGTCTTTGGTTTTTTCTTACCTAATGATTTGTTAACCTCATCGGTTATATCTTTTCCACTAGGATCATAGTACTTTTCTGACATAGTTTAAAATGATAAGTTGTCTGATCGTTCTAGTTTAGCTATGACATCCTGTCTATAAGCAGAGTCAAGGTCATAACGTTTGTCATTCATAGCAGCAACTAATTCTGCTTGGCTACGGTAGACATCTTTTGTTTGTACTGGTGCTTTACCTGTTACCATTGTTCCTTCTCTTCCATTTGCATCCTCGTATCTAGCTTTCAATCCTGATACTGCTAACTTAATAGCATCAACACTACCAGAATTAATAACCTCATCGAAGGCTTCTACTTCACTCTTGCCTAGATTATCTGATGCCCAGTTAACCATGTTACCATAGGCTTCATCCCCACCTGCAAAGTTTTTTACTTCAGTGACGGTGGCATCACTGATATCTCCTGAGTCTCCGAAACCCATGTCTGCTGCTCTCCCTGCTAGGTATGCGTCTACTGTTTGTCTGGATAAACCAGCGCTTTCTAATTGTTGGTAGTCAGATTCTGTTATACTTCCTTCATTTTCTTGGAAGTGCTTACTGATTTCCCATGGGTCAACGTTAGCTTCTTGGAATAAGTTACCTAACTTATCACCATAAGCTTGGTTAACACTTTCATAGTTAACTTTACCATCTTCTAAGTAGAAGTTTTCTTCAGAAGCTTCTGTAGTTTCAGTCGTTTCTTCTGATACTTCTTCGGTTTCTGAAACCTCAGTCTTGTTATCTGTTTCGCTACTTTGATTATCTTTCTCTCCAAGTTTTCTCTCGAGTTCTCCATAAGCCTTTTCTAATTCCTCTGCAGACTTATACTTACCAGCAAGAAGAGTTTCCTGCTGGCTTTGTATTTCTTCACCAAGCTTTAGTGAATCCTGCTCCTCTGGAGTCAAGTTTTCTATTGTATCAGCTGTTTCTGTAGAAGGATCTGTGTTTACTGTTAATGTTTCTGCCATTATTCTTCAGGTGGTTGAGGTATAGATTGTTGTAAACCTTCAGCTATTTGATTAGCTTGCTCTTGAGCACCAGGGTTCTTAGATGGATCCATCATAGGAGTACCAGCTAATTGACCTGCTTGATCTACAATTGATGCTTGCATCTGTTGCTGTTGTGCTTGTTGCATATCAGCTTGTAGTTGTTGATCAGTCTTAATTAAGTTAAGAGTATCAATACCTTGAGATGCTGCTAATCTTTTAATTGCTTCAGATGGATTAATATATCTAACTAAAGATTCTGCTCCTAATGTTTGAGCAACAGTAGTGATAAACATTGTTAATGCTTCTCTATCCTGTCCTCTACCTAGAGCATTGATACCAGCTACTATCTTAGGTCGTACTATATCTTTAGGTAACTTAGGTAGCTGACCACTTCTCTGTAGTACTAGCAACGTTCGGTTTAAATATGGTACTAGGAATTCTACTGTGAGCAATGAGAAGAGACCTCCTAACTGTTCATTTAATTCCTGCTGTGTCATCCGCACTTCTTCTGCGGTTGTCCTTTCACTGTGTCTAATATTTAACACAAGGAAAGCATCTAGTATTCTGGATTCTAATTGTTGTGCTGTCTGTGCAGCTGTAGCAAAGTCTGCTGTCTTGCCTACCTGTACTACACCTACATCTTCTGGTCTACCTTGTATGATAGCACCATTACCAGCCTTAGATAATGTTTGAGGTTTAGTTGTGGCTGAAGGAGAGACTAGGAAAATTACCTTAGCTGCTACACTTGAACCTTCAACTAGAGCTTGAGCTAATCCATTAAGACTACGAAGGTCTCCTATGAATTCTTCTACTCTACCTCTACCATAATCTTCACCGTCTACGGTGTTGAATCGAAGAACTAACCAAGGACTAGCGTTCTTAGGTGCTGAACTCTGGCTACCTTCAATGATTTGATCATCTACTTCTTGATACCAGACCCACCTACCGCTGCTAGGATCCTGTTTGACGCATGTGTATACTTCTGCATCGTCTTCATTAGAGCCTTGATTTCTATTAGGTTCATTAGGATATGGTCCTGGCTTAGGCTCTAGTCCCAACACCTTTCTACTAATGAGTTCCTTAGTAACTATTTCTATTACGTTACCGTTACCATCTCTGCTGACAACATATCTTTGTAAGGGGAAATGTTTTAAACCATTCTTACCCATAAAGATTAGAGCATTACCTGATACAATCAGATGTTTTAGTGCTTGATGTACTACTACTCTATCACTAGATGCAGCAATAAAATCCATCACCATTCTTTCTATCTTAGAGAAAGCTAAGTCTAATTCAGTACGGACTTGTGGTTCTACATCTTCACCTAACTTATCATCTCTGACTTGTAGTTTAAAGAATGATGTTTGAGGTGGTAGAAGAGCAAGCATTAACTTAGCAGCTAGTGTAACTACTGCCTTTGCTCCTACTGACTGCCAAGGTTGAGTAAGATGTTTCTTACCACCTTTAACAGTATTATCATGTTGTACTAGGTATGGTAAAGTAAGCTCTGAACATTCTACAGCTTGATCTAGAAACTGTGTTCGTCCTGATGACAGCTGTGAATATCTTTCACTTGCTTTAGACATTTAATCCTCCTGTACCTGCTGATGCAGTATTTTGTCCTGTGTTAAGAGGTATTCTTAAAGCATCTGTGCCAACTTTCTTAGCGGCAGCTGCTCCTCCTTGTTTGGCAGAGCTTCCATACTCTACTCCAGTTACTTCATCTTCATTAACTAACTTCTTTTTCTCAGGTAGTCTAGATGCTCTCTGCAAATCAGGGTTTCTACCCATGATTGGTGCAGGTGTGGACTGTGGTGTAGGAGCTGGACTCCCTCCTCCTCCAAAGCACATATTAATTCTCCTCTAGTATTTGTTTTATATATTGTACAACTGATTGTTGACCAGCTTTGTACATGATGGATGGAAGCTCCTCTTTAGGATGGATAGGGCTTGGAGGGAACTTATTCTCCAAGTCCTCAATTAATTTCTCCAGCTTCTCAGTGTGGAGACTAAGCGTACTGGGGTAGATTTGTGTTTGCATGTTCAAAAAATGCTGGCATTCTTGCTGCTTTGGTGTCAGAAAACTCTGGTGCTTTGCCTTCGTACATTAATCTGTCGCTTGCATCCAGCCAGAATTTTTTGTCCAAATATTTGTCGTAGGTATTTGTACCTAGGGGCTGTAGTACCCAGTTAATAGTGGCTTTCCTAAGTTTATCCAAAGAAGGGCTAGCAGATAGACCCAACTCAGCGCATACAAGAGAATTACTTCCGACATGGATCTGCTCGTCCCTTGAGATGTCGGCAGATACAGTCCGAAGAGCAGGATCCCCATTAAACCTAAAGAAAGGGAGTAGAACAAAGAAGATTGCTCTTTCAGCCACGAGAGCTTTGGTAATAGTGTGATCAGGGTGTGCAATCCATGCATCTCTTAACTTTAATGCCTCCGATTCTGCTTGTTTGTCTGCACCATGAGCATCTACGATATAGCCCAGGGCAAGATCATGTTTAATCTCGTCTTTAACGTTTGATTCAAGAAGTTCCCTAGCGATAGCTGGTACCTCTTTCTCAAGACCTTCTTTAATAAATTCTCCAACTGGTAGCTCCATATGACGAATTGCAAGAGCCCGCTTGATGGTTTCTTCAGCACCTTCTTTTACCTCCCCTTTAGTTGGTTGAACTGGTGTCCAAGTTCTTTTACGTTCTAGTAATTTTTGATAAGGATGTTTTCTCATTATTCTTGACAATCACAGGTTATTGGCTCGTTTCCGAGTATGTCCTGCAAGTAATCATCGACTTCGGCTTTATCTAATGCTGCATACGCATCGCTCTTGTCCTGTACGTCGCCCATTAC